TATTTTCGCTTGATTTCGGGGTAAGTGACGAATAAAAAGACATAAACTACTTGTTTTAAAATGAAAATGTCTACTAAAAAGATTTTCACAAAAAAGTCACTTTTTCAAAGCGATTTTTGTACCTAATATACTATAGTATAGGTACAACTTTTGACTTTTGTCACTTTTTTAGGCTAAATAAAATAAGCCTGTAAAGGCTTTTTTTAGTTTGCCAGTTTGTCTGTCACCCTTAAAACAAACCTTTTTAAAACTTTATGAAGTAGCACTTTTTCTATACTAGGCTTCATTTTTTTAAGTTTAGCATACTTTTTCAAAGTGTGACAAAGTGTTTTTTAAACATAGCTTAAGTCATTGTCTACCAAAGGTTTGGAAGTTTGTCTGGCATAGATTTTTGCACCGTAGACAAAGTAGAAAAACACCCGATTTTTGATATACTTAAGTATACCAAAATCGTTATAACAAACAACTGAAAATTATAAGTAATTATAAATAATTATAACAGAAGTAAATACCGGTAAGTAAAATCTTTTTTGTTGCCTCTGTAATCCATTGAAAACATTGACTTTCTTGATGAAAAACCTTGATTATAATGATTATAAAGATTTTATTGGTTTATAAATAATTGAAAGACATAGGTTTATGTAACCTACTTCCTATAATATATAAAATGTTAACTTTTTTGTATATTTTCAAAACTGCCGAAAACCGTTTCCCCCCAGGGGTCGGCAATTTTAGTGTAAACCCCCTCTCATAAACGCAGAAATTTTTCAAAAATTTTTAGTAGCAATAATATTAGTAGTAATAGCAGTAATCGCAGTAACAGCAGTAATATCAGTAATAGCAGTTGTAGCAGTAGTAGTAGTTATAGCAGTTAGTTGCAGTAATCGCAGTTATTTACAGTTATAACGTATTGGATAGCAAAGGGTTACAAGCTGATGAAAACATTTTCATTGACGTAGGTAAGTTGTTGTGGTATAATAGGTTATAAAATAAGGCAAATTCTTTGTTAAATACAAAATAAATTAATTATTAAAAAATCATTGATAAGTAGAGATAATGGCTAAAAAAGGCAAAAAAGTAAGCAAAGTTGATAAAATTGATGTAGATATGGCTGTTAACCGGACAGAAAACGGTATATTCCTTAGAGATGGTCTTGGTAAGCCGATGAAGTCATATTGGGAGCCGAAGAAATGGCGGCCGATGTATAATAATATTCTTTATGAATATGTAAAAGGATTGCCGATATCGACAATAGCAAAAAATCAAAAGATAACAGCTAATAGTGCGTATAGGATAATACATTCAAAGAGATTTCAGCAGAAAGTAGAAGAATTATTAACTACAAAAAAACAGAAGTTTAATACATTAATTGATAGATTAGATATTGAAAAACAATTCGTCTTAGAACGAATGATAAGAATATTCAATAATACTGATGATGAAGAATTAGCTATAAATCTCGGTAAATGGTTTTTAGAAAGATTCCCGGAATTTTCGCCAAGAATAGTTCAGCAGCAAGCGTTTAGCCAGACAAATGTATATCAACTATCAAAAGAGGAAATGGATAAGCATAATGCTGTAATCGAAGAAATAAAAGGATTTACTAACCTTATAGATAAAAACAACCCTTACGTAGAAGAATCTGTAAATAAATCTGATATTAAGGAGGGCGAAGTTATGGACAAAGTAGAGGATTCTAGATAATAGGAATCTAATGTCATATAAAACAATCGACCCTATAAAAATACCTGAACATACTGATGAAGTAAAAATCCATCAAGGTTCACCGTCAACTGTTCGGCATTTTGTTAAAAACCTTCCAGAAGGAGCTTCGTTATACTACTTCAATAAAATAATTCTTGGATATACAGATTTAGATATCGGAGTTCATTTTCCACTATGTTTCTTCTTAGAACATAATAAATATGGAAGATATAGAGATGCTACCGTTCCGAGGTCGTGGTTTAAAACAAGTACGGCTACTGTAGGTAAATCTATATGGCTACCAATTAAACGTGACCAGAATATGCGAATATTGATTGCAATGAATACAGCTGATAACGCACAAAAACGTGTTCATCTTATAAAGCATCACTGGGAAAATAATAAAATATTAAAAGAATCATTTCCTGAATTTGTACCTGATTTTAAACATTGCCGTTGGTCTAACCAATGTGCTGATATTAAACGAAGTAAATATACAGAAGAAGGAACTTATGAAGCTATCGGATCAGGTGGTGCTGTTGTATCAAGACACTATGATCATATAATCGAAGACGATTTAGTGTTTGCTAAAAAAGATGACTTGGGAACTGAAATAATGCCTAATCAAGAAGATATAGAAAAAGCTATTGGTTGGCATAAATTGGTATATTCATTGTTTTCCGATCCTTCTAAGTCTACATTAGATAGTATAGGAACTCGTTGGGCAGTAAATGATTTAAAAGCTTGGATTAAGAAAAATGAAGCTCATAAATTTAGATTCTTTCAAATTGATGCTGAACAAAAAGATAAACGTGGTAGGCATCTTGGTGTTGAATATCCTGTATGGCCTAAACGATTTGGAACTGAAGTATTAAGAGATTTATTGCAATCTCAGGGGCCAAGCCTTTATTATACACAATATTTGAATTTACCTCGTGACCCTAAAGATGCTTTATTTAATGTTCAATGGTTGCAGAATTTCCATGATGATATAGAAATACCAAAACCATATACAACAGCAACATTTGTTGATTTAGCTTTGTGGGGTGATAGCAATAGTATTGCAAGGAATATCGTTCTTACATTAGCTCGTGATTGGAGAAATAATATTTGGATTCTTAGATATGATAGAGGTAAATATAATCCTACTGAAGTTATACAGCTAATGGAAACACATTCAAAGTTATATGATAGCCATGTATATGTAGAAGAAGTATATTACCAAAAAGCTCTTAGGCATTTTGCTTTAGAACGTATGGAAAGAACCGGATATACCTATATGATATCACCGTTGAAAAGAGATTCTGGGTCAGGAGCAAAAGATAATAGAATAAAATCAATCCAGGGTTTTGCTTTTAATCATATGATTCATGTTAGACCGGAAATGTCTGAATTGAAAAAAGAGTTTAATGATTATCCTAACGGAATAACTTGCGATATACTTGATTGTATTGGTTATGCAACACAACAAAAGTTGCCTTTACCACCAAATCAACCTGAAGATGAAACATTTATTAATCCGTTTAGTTTAGAGTCGATATTAGAAAGTGTAGAAAACAATGGGCGTAATACTCAATATCCTTTTAGTATTCAGTGTGGCAGGAGTAATAATGGGAAATGGTATAGCTAGACAAAAAGCTTTAACTGAAGATGAATTATATAATGCTTTTTCTAATGCTGAAACTGGTTCATTTAAGAATCCATGGATAAGAACAACATTCGCACCTAAAGAAGGCTCTACAGCTTATGGACCAGTTCAAATTACAAAACTAAAAGCAGTTGATTATGCTAATAGAGGATTACTTTCAGAAGAAAACGCTAAATTCGTTAATGAAATTATGGTTCCAATGTATAATAAATTTATTAAATATGGTCGTGAACCACAAGCTGAAGGATATAGTGCTGAATATGACTACGGTGGAAGCGGTAACTTTGATATAGAAGAATACGCCGATGATTACGAAAAGCTAGCTAAGGAAATGTTAAAAATAGATTATAAATTAGCTAAAGAAAATATTGATAATACTATTAAACTATGGCGTGGAAAAACGAATGATTTGAGGTATAACGCAGCAGTAAAGAAATCGTTAATGGGAGCTAAATAATGCCTTTAAGTAGAGCCGGTGAAAGAGTTTTAATGAAAATGAAGCGTAATTACGGAGATAAAAAAGGCCGTGAAATATTTTACGCTAGTATTAATAAAGGTAAGCCTGGTAGTAATAAATGGCATCGTAAAAACCGGCAAAGAGCTAGGGTAAAGGCTTTAAGGAGTTAATGATGGAATATACTAAGAAACAGAAAAAAGATAAAATAAAAAAGATGATGAAAAATGTTTCTAAAAAGAAAATGCAATTGGCACGTGCTAGCGCACTTCGAGGTTAAGACTTGGCTTTAAAACGTGGCTTGTATTGCTTAAACAACAAAAAGGCAGGAGGCACATGGCTAGAGAGTTAAGTGTAAAGGATTGGCAAGAGGAAATACGCTCCGGGCAAAGATTCCAAACGCAGTTTGGAGAATCTAATAAATGGAGTCAGTATAAAAAATATTATCGGCATCAATTTGATAAAAACACTTTACCGGTAAATCTTGTATTTTCTATTATGCGTTCTATGGTAGCTCAAACATATTATCGTATACCTTCAGTAACTGTAACACCTACTAAACCCGGTCTTATATATACCTTACACGCTAAACTTGTAGAAACTATTGACCGGTGGCTTTTACGGGAACTTGGGACTAAATATGAAATTAAAAAAATGATACAAGATGCCTTTATATGTGGTATAGCTTCTGGATTTAATGGATATGACAGTGAATTTGGTTGGTCGCCAAAACGTTCAGAAGAAGGTGTTCCGGCTACATTAACTCAATTTGACCGTAAAGGATATCGTATTGAATATAACAGTTATGTTAATCCTGGTATGCCTTGGTTCCTTAGAGCAAGACCTGACGATGTGATATGGCCTTGGGGAACAACAGATAAAAATAATGCACCTTGGGTAGCGTTACGAATACTACGTCCTTTAGAAGATATTAAGGCTGATAGAAAATATAAAGTTCCTACTGATTTATCAGGTTCTCATGTCCCTTATAGAACTGGCCCTAATGGTGCTGTTAAACAAGATTACTTTGCTGATGTAATTAAAGGTGTTAACGACTGGGTAGAATTATGGCAAATACATGATGCAAGAACTGGTAAAATATATGCTATTACAATGAATACTGATGATTATTTACGTAAAGATATAGATTATATGCAGATAGATGGCTTGCCGGTTGAAACTCTTGTTTTTAATCCCGATCCTGATTATATCTATGGAGTATCTGATGCTAAAATAATTGAACCTCAATTACTTGAACTTAACGAAATACGTAACCAAGCTATGAAACATAGACGTGTAGATTTGCTTAAAGTTCTTTATAAAAAAGGTGCTTTAAATAAAGCTGCAGTTGAAAAGCTTCTTGATGAAGATGTAAAAGCTGCAGTTGAAGTAAATGTTGATAGCTCTATTCGTGATGCTGTAATGCCGGTAAGTTCTGCAATTGGCGGTATTTTGCAAGATATGGCATTATCGGCTGAAACAGTAAGACAAGATATACGTGAAATGGTAGGATTTAGCCGCGTTAATCTTGGTGAATTCCAAGGTAAAACTCACGTTTCTGCTTCTGAGGTTAATAGTGTTATGAAACGTGGTGATATACGTATGGATGAACGTCGTGATGCTGTTGCTGATTTACTTGAAAATATAGTTCGTAAATTCAATCAAACTATATTTACTTACTGGACTTTGCCTCAAGTTAGAGATATTGTTGGTCCTGACGGTGCAAGATATTGGATTCAATTTACCGGACCTGAAATAAAAGGAGAATATAATATTCGTGTTGACCCAACTTCTTCAGCACCAATTGATCCAGATTCAAAAAAACGTGATGCAATTGAAATGGCTAAAGCTTGGGCTGAAATGAATGCAGGGCGTGTTCAGCAAGGTATGCCTATACCAAAAGAAATACAAAGATATTTCTTTAGCCAATATGAAGGATTAGATATTGAATCTTTATTGAGGGAAACCGGTGCAGAAACACAACAAATGCCGCAAGTTCCTATGTCAGTTAATGATGTTGCAAGATCAGTTATGAGTAATCGACGTGGAGGTGTTTAATGTCTTTTCATATAAT